CATCGTTCATGATGTCTTTGATATCCTCGTTTTTCCTTCCTACTAACGTCTTAATCTTACCCCACAAATCTTTACCGGTAACCGCTTCAATGGATTCTACAATTGATTTAAATTCGATTACTGCAACAACCGTTGCAATCAATTTGGTGATGGGTATCAATTGCTCAATGATATATGTTTCAATTAAAAAACCGCTCACAATCGCAAGTTGATATAACAGCATTTTTGTAACGCTGTCGCTCATTCTTCTTGAACGAATCTTAATGCCTAACTTCAATGCCTTCCAAATTCCTACAACCATATCCGCACCAACTAAAAACCCAATCGTTATCATGAGTTCTTTGATGGGCAAGAAGATTGTAACCAATGCGAGCAGCCAATATTTTGTCTTTAAAAACAACAACTCCTTCATCATTTCTTTGTGTCGTATTGTTTTTTTAGATATTGTTTAAGTAATTTCTCGTATTGTTTTTTTCGGTTTAATACGATGGGGGCAGGAAATCTTTTATTGTCCATCTTAATCGGTTATGTTTGTATGAATCGCTAATTAAAAAACTACTCTTTCCGTATGGGTTTCTGTCAGGTGAAATGTCGTTGTTAGTATTCGATGTGTACTCAGGAAACAACGAACTATTGTAACACAAGTATTGAACCAATCTATTTGTATAATAACGAGCGTTATCGCGTGCAGCTTCCTTCAACGATTCCATTTCGCCCTTCGTTACTGGCGTTGTGTCCTCACTTTGTCGGCTTACCAAATTACCGTTGTCGTGCTTATATAAAAGTGATGGGTATAACTCAACCATCGTCCACCATAAAAGCGATTTTAAAACGTAATCATTCAGCAATGTTTCATAATCACCTGCCAATGTTCCATCGCTTACATCGGCTTTGATTTTATTCATTAAATCAGTACCAAGATAGTTAGTTATTTGCTTATCCTGCGCCAAATAAATGGCAGGGCGAATGATGTTTGGATCAACCGCGTCTGTGATTGCGGTGTACTTCTTTAAATAATCTTCAGTGATTAGTAATATTTCGGGTTGTATTGCCATTTTATTCTGTTTTATTTAATTCCAAATCTTGGATTGTCGGGTAAAAATCCGTTGTAAGGCATATCAATTGGACGCGTATCAACTAAATAATTATTGCGTACTTTGTACCCAGCTTTCTCAGCCAAACTCCACGCTTTTTTTCTTGCGTTTGGGTTGTTTAAATCGAGACCAAATCCCTTCGCGCTTATGTATAATTCTTTTCTCCAAACATGATGGCAATTACCACCGCCTTTGTACAACCAAACTGAATAAGTATCGATACCATTCGGGCCCCAACCTGGATTAACTGCCTTGTTGTTCAGTGCCATTATATCTTCTTTGCGATATAGCTTATCCGCGCTTAACATCTTGCGGCAAAATGGACGTGATGATGCAGTAATTCTACCACTATAACGATAACGAACGTAATACGTTTTGCCATCGATTACTTTGTCTTGTGAACTCGTTGCGTTTGGTTTGGCTGTTCCTGTGCTTACCGCTTGCTCAATGGGTGTAATATCAAAAATGTGAGCGAGTGCTTCGTTCTCGATATCATCGTTTTCGTAATCGACATCGTAACTATCAATTAAAATCCAATCTTCGTTTGCATCTTCACCCAGTGCGATTAGTTCCTCTGCAATGTCATCTAAATTTACTTCATCGACTTGAGAAACGCTTTCATGTTCGCACTTAACTTTTTTTTTTTGGACTACTTGAGTTGGGTCAATTACGACATTTGAAAGGTTGTCGAAGATGCTATTTATTTGAGCATCGCTCATCGTTGGAAATGCTGCCTTTGTGATTGCTTTTGCAGAAGGAATCGTTAAGACATTCGCAGTTGTTTGCACGATAATCTCTAACAATGAAGCTATCTGTGCACCATTCAATGCTTGACTTGCAACGTCTAATGATGGCGCATTATTCACGCTTGTTTGTGCATCTTGGAATAAATCGTTTTGAGTAATTTCAACTTGTGCATCGATTGTAATAGATGACAACAAATACTCAATGCTGTCTGTAATCATGCGTTGAAATGGCTCAACAACTTGCTTCATGAAAATCCTCATGGATTGCTTCATTTCGTCAGTGTTCGAACCCAATCCGCCACCTTCACGAATACCAAAAAGCAAAGGACTTGTCACACGATGTCCGACTAATATAGATTCAACCGCTTGCCCTACTAACGTTTCAAATTGTTTGTCCATATCGGACACTGGAAACGGAGTAAACTCAACTCCACGATCTCTATCTTCGTTAAAGAATGTTAGAACCTTTCCTGCATTCTCCGCGCCTTGTATGGCTTGCTGCAATTGGTTCTTAATCATGCGCTGTTCCTCTAACGATGGAATGCCATTATTAAACGATGTAATCAAAGAAGGAAAGAATCCATTTAGAATTAAATTAACTTGGTACTCGCTAATCTGACGCGTTAACTCGATGTTGTTTACTGCGCTTATATAATCGGGTTTGGGATAGTATTCGCTACCCGGTACAATCGAATGTACGAACATCACTTGTTTTGGAAATTCATCCTTGTAATCAGGATTAAACATCGGAATATACGAAGGTATATTTTTCTTTTTACGAGTGTCGTTCCAATCTCGAGAGTAATAAATACCACTCACATCATCGTTATCATCACTAACACACAAGCGACAATTCTCGAATGGCAAGTGATTAATTTGCGCAATGGTACTTCTATCCATCGACCAAATTACTTCCCAATAAAAACCACCATGTAGCTTCAAATCTAACGCGGTGCTGTGTCTTATCTTATCTAATCCTAATCTCGCTATTTCAGTTGATGCCTGTGCGTTTGTACTAACGAAATCTTGGCCTGCAATCATGAACGCAATTGAATTTACAATGCTTCCGTGTACTGGCGATTCGTTGTATAATTCAATGATGTAATTTGGAAAGGTATTCCCTTCCCCATAACTCACAAATCCCTTCCTATCTTCAACCTCTATTGGTTGAATCTTTATGTATTTGGACAATTCAACTTGCGTTGCTCCAATCCTTTGTTTTATTTCGTCAACTATATTAGGCATTATATTCGATATCAGATGGAATTGTTAGTGTTGGTTGGTCGTAGTAATTAATGAGCGAACTGAATTGAACAAAACCTCTTTCAATTTCACCGACCACATCAACAGAAGTAGGATCCAAGTTACTATTTGAATTTTGACCGTAAACAATAAAATTCCAACGGCCACCATGAGTGACGAGAATCGATGCGTTAGTTGGATTATCTGCATTCGTACTAATACCCAGAGTTGTAATCCTATCGTTTTCATCTATGATTGTTGGAATCACATATAACAATTCCGAAGTTAGTTCATTTTGTAACACCAATAAGTAATCGGTGTAAGTTGTTGAAAAAAGTAAACTCCCCTGCTTCAATGAGAGCAGGAGAGTTTGAGATGCGGTATTAGATTGCAGGTAATTCACTCTGCAAATGTATTAAACGGGTGTAGCTGCATCAATGTTGAAGTCAGAAGCAAATACTCCATCTTCAATTCGATACGCTTTGTTCTTGGAATCTGACGTCAGAGTGATGGTATAACCATTCATGTCTCCTTTGGCTACTCCAGTCATGGTAGATGCTGCGGTTACTTCCGCGCCATCCTCATAACCAACAACCCAATAGTTATCGTTGTTATCTAACACAACAACAAACAAACGATTTTGAGCAATTAACTCCAATTGCTTTCTGCGTTGGTAGCTTAATTTATGAAATGATGCGGTAACTGTTTGCGTGTAGAAAATTGTTCCATTCTCAACACTCGATGCCACTTCCTCTGTGAAGCTACCCGTTGATTTTGGCAATACAAATTCAAACAAACTTGCGGCAGAAGAAGAAGCTGTAATCATTTCGGTTGGTGCGTCAATTGTCAACTCACCTGCGAATAAACTTTGAGCATTCAAATAGATTTTTTTGATTCCGCCAATTCCATCCTTGCATTGCAATCCGAATCCAGCGCTTATTGTACAACTCATGTTTTTATATTTTTATTTTAATAAAATGGGGAGCAGTCGTAACCACTCCCCTTTTATATGTGGTTAATTAATTAGTCGTTATAGCAATAAACAATATCGCCCAATACACCAACTTGAACTCCTACGCGGAATCTCATTGCCATACGTACGTTATCAGACGCATCAGTTAAAGACATATCAACTACTCTCACTTCAGCGAAATCAGAATTAGCATCAACACCAACAAACATATTCGAAGGTTGTGCAGCGATTACAGTTCCGTTGCTCATACCTGGACAAACATAAATGTCATATCCGTTGAATTGCAAATTGAAATCACTTGACGCTTGGAATTGTTGCAAATAACCTTCTGCGGCTACCGCTTGACGATAGAACTGAGCAGATTGGCGATTCATGTATAACTTTGTTTCAGGACTTCCAATCATAGCAACGGGCAAGTTGTCGATTACTTGATTCAAGTTTTCGATGATACTTGTAACAGTCATTGTTCCACCAGTTGATGCCCATCCTGCACGATAATAAGCAGCTGATACATTCACAGTTTTTTCAAAACCATTGAAAGCAGGATAAGTAGAACCAACAGTTGTGTTACCTTGCCAAATTGTGTACTCAATGTTTTCAGCAACTTTAGCAGCAGCATAACCGATTAAGAAATCGGAGAAGTTAGCAGGAACAACATCGTTAATAAATCCGCGTCCAGTTTGAGCAGCTTCCCAATCACGTGCAAATTCTTTTTTACAAAGTTCCAAGTTAACTTTCAAATCCGAAACAGTCAAAACTGACTCGTCCAAATTCAAATCACCTGCTTGAGAAAAGTCGCAAGTTGCAGATTGTACCAAAGATGCAGCGTTTGACAACTTCTTTAATACCGCTTTGTATTTTACACCCTCTTTAAGAGTAACGTATCCTTTTGCCAATGTATCCCCTGAAAGGATGGCAGCGTTGATATACGGTAACGCTAATTCACCCGCATAAGATGAACTGTTGATTGTTAAGCTATCAGCCATTTTCTTTTTTTATTTTTAAGATTTATATTTATTCATGATTGCGAAGATTCTATTTTTAGAATCCATTTTAGCCAAGTTGATTGGAGCAGCCACAGCAGGCGCGTTTACTTTCTTCACGCTTTCGGTTGCAGGTTGTTTGCTCATCTTTTCAACTTGTGCGGATAGTT